CTGACAGCAAGGCGACGGTTATTTTCGCTCATGGAATTGAACGTGTTATCGCTGGACTCCAGTAAACGGCGGAATGTGCTTTCCGACTCGTCCCGCAGTCCTTTGATACCCAGCGTTACTTCCTCGACTTTTTTGTCGAGGTCCCCACCGAATTTATATGTAACCTGTACTGTCTCGTTCATAACACTTTTCAAGCTAAGCCGAGGAACTCCAGTTCCTCCTGTTCGGAACTGATCGGTTCGCCTTCTTCTAAATCTGAGTTTTCCTGTTTTTTCCTGGTTTCTCCGGTGTCGCTAATCATGTTAAGTATCACGCACCAGGGAATTTCATACATGATTTCATGATAGGTGAAACCGGCCTCCATAATTTGTTTTATTTGTCCAAACGGGCTATGGGGCGGAATAAATTCCACCGTTAACTCCTCGTTTCCTCCTGGCTCAAAACCGGACTGGTCACGCTCATCAGACCGACCGATTTGATAATACTGGCGAAATGTTCACCGCCTGAAAGCAACAACATGATCTTTGCCAGTTGCGCCATGCCGAGCGATGTCATGTGATTTCTAAGATACCAGGCCAGCAGCCGGCAAAATAGAAAATTCGTTATTCCGCCCCTAAGCAGCCCTGTCGCAACAATACGGGAAACCCTCTTTCCATGTTTGGCGATGATGTGCATCACCTCATGCAGTTCCCCTTTTTGAAGCTTTGTCAGGTCTATTCCAAGGCGGGTATACATCTTACTGACCCTTAAAAGAGTCGCATAAACCGGAAGACGGAAATATGCCCGGATGCTTTTCTGCCCGAACTTTCGGAGTAGCCAGGGCGCCGGAATGTCTATCGCTATCGTGTCATCCAGCATTGCCCCGGCCGCATCCGATTCACGAAGTTTGCGTCCCATCCTTATGCTCCTTCTTCCGTTTTGGGTTCACCCAGCTTATACACCTCATACGGACCGTCGTTCGCTCCGATCGGCGCCATTGCCTTTGCCGTGATTTCGATCTGGGCGATATCGGTGCGTGTCAGGTTCCATACGAAACGGGCCTTGACCTGGGCACGGGGAATGTCGATACATACGTTGTAAAGGCTGATGACCCTTACGGCCATTTCGACAGTGACCATGTCCTTGGGGGCTACGAACTTCTCGACACTGTATGTTTTGCCTTCAACAGTGACATCTTCCGTTTTGGTCGTACCTCCGAATACTTTTTTCAGCGTCTCGTTGTCCCATTCCATAAGATTCAGTTTAACCTGCTTCAGCCCCGGTTCCGTCAGAACGGATTCTTCCGGGGTGGAACCGTTCTCCTCCGAGTAGAAATCCTGGGCGCTGTCTTCTTCCGTATTGAATGAAGCCGTCCCTTTCAGTGTATTCCCCAATTGCAGGAGGTTTTCAGCCGAAGGCATTCCCCCTTCAGGATTTACATCCCCGAACATCGCTTTCTTGAGTCCGATGGAACGTGTCTTTTTCTTATCCATTGTTATTTTCTGATTTTGGTTATAAAATATGTCAACGTAAATCCTATTAAAGCACCGGTCAAATAGCATTTGATTTGCATCCAAAATGTAAATACATCCGGTCCTTTTTGGCTTTCGTACTGCTCCAGCGTATCACGTATACGCACCAGTGCTTCCTGCTGGCTGTAGACCAGCGCCTGGAGGCTGTCGCAGGAGGCGGAAACCAGAAGCGTCCCGTCTTTTACACCAGCCTTTACGGTTGCCTTGCCTTCTTTCTTCTCATAGACGGCATCCTCGGGGAGCTTACGGAGGCTGTCGATCGGTATCTCCATCCTGGCCAGGCTCGACGGGATTGTCGCGAGCGTGACGGATACCTTTTTGTCCCATCGGAGACTGTCCGCCCCTTCTATGGTAGAAGTTCCCTTCGTGCTCCTGCACGAGAATGCGGACAGGGCAGCGATCATAATGGCGACAGACAACAATTTTGTGCAGCACCATTTCCAGAGTGTCTTTAAGTTTCCAAAATTCTTCATGCAATTCTATCAGTCTTTCGTTTTGTTTTAAAAGTGACTCGTTGTTCGATTCGGCTATTTCCTGCCATACCGCCCGGGTATCTTTTACCAGTTGCGCCTTCTTTAGCTTGCGGGTCTGGAAAAACAACAGGACACCCCAAATCCAGCCACTGGCGCTAAATACCGTTTGCAGTATGTCCAGGAAATGGTCCATCGGGAAAACCTCCTTCCTTTATGAAAAGTACAGTTCCGCTTCCCGACGGCGACGGCGCATCAATCCCGACAGGGTGACGCCTCCCGCCTTTACCCATCTTAAAAATTCGCCCCGGATATTGGGATTGCCAGGATTCGCCTTCACGCATTTAAGCAGCGTGGAGGAAAGAAATTTCTTTACCCCCAGATTGAAAACGAATGATGCAAGCGCATCGAACTGGTTCTGGTTCACCCCCGGACATTCGCGGTTTATGACCGCTTCCACATCTTCCAGGTCTTTATCAAGGAAATACTCGGCACACCTTTTATCGATCCGGTCGCCTTCCTTTACGCCTGCCGTATGACCGTAACCGATGGTCAGGACTCCGGCGGGGCAACGGTAAGCCTCCAGGCGCAGCGATTCAAATTCCCGGATCAGGGCTTTTCCTTTCTCCGAAGTCTTCACGCCTTAGCGCCTCCTGCCGCTTTGAACCAATTCTTGCCGTCATATCCGACAGTCACGGTTTTGCCCGCTTCTATGTCAAATGTTCCGATAGTGATTACATTTTCCTTTTCCGTGGCCTTATTGGCAATGCACAAGCGAGCGCCCAGAATAACGCCGCCGGTAATACTGTAGGTTGCGGCTGCTTCCGGCGTGATCTCGATCTGTCCGGACGGGCTTTTAAGCGTAATGGTCGTACCGCTAAGTTCCGCATCTTCCACCTCCCTGGAATCCAGCAGGACGACTTCTTCACCCCAGGCGATATTCGTGTCCGCCTTCATCAGCATTTTAAAGAAATACTTTTCACCGGCATTCGTCACTTTATCGATCAGGATTACGTCCATGTCGTCCACAAGGTTGACGGCGGCCCAGAGGTTCGTATCGTAATCCATTCCACAGACGGTGGCCACGATGAGACCTTCCGGCCACGAAGAAAGCGGAACGATACGGATGCCCTTGTAACGTTCGACGTTCATGTCCGTATAGTTCGCTCCCTTGTTGGGCTGCTGGGTCAATTCTTCGTCATACTGGTCAAAATCCGTTACGCTCATCAGGATTCTAAGTCCCGGATTGCTTCTCATGGTGGTCGGGATGGAGTCCTTCACGGCTTTCAGCTTCTTCAACATGGACGTTTCACCGGAAACCACATAGATGACGTCCTTGTCGCTTAACATACGGGTGACGATGCCGTTAAAGAGGTGGTCGTCGTCATCGCCCTGTACGCCATTGATGAAGTGGAATCCCAGTTCGAAATTTACCTGTTTGGACATTTCACGCAGCAACGCGTTTTGTCCCTCTGCCGGAAGCTCCGAAAACACAAGGTTCCCTTTCGGTTGCCATTTGCGCCAGATATTTTCAAAGGAACGGGGATTGAACTCCGTGTATGCCATGAAGTCCACCGGGGTCAAGGCACGTTCGTCATACGTGAAATCCCCCTTGCTGTCCTGGCTGGTTGGCATTTCCTTGCGCTTTTGAAGCATCTTTCCTGTCTTCATGCGGGGAAGGAAATACGCTTTTTCCACACCCGGTTCCATGTGGATCAGTCCCTTTTCTACTAATTCGTTGCTTGTCGCAGCCCGGGTAAGAAGCATTTCCAGCACTTCACCCGCATAGTTGGTATTGGTTACTTTAATCATCGTTTTGTTAAGATTTTAAGTTGTCTTTGATTTGTTTCATTCTGTTTTCCCATGCGGAGGTTTCCTCCTCACGGGTAGTCTGGATATCGTCCAGCACACGGCGGGACGGTTTCAGGGATTTAAGCACCGCCTCCGCATTTTCCGGATCGGATACTAAAAGGTCCTGGTACATCTTTCTCTGGTTCTCACGGATACGGCCGTCCTTTACGGCTGCGTCGACCAGGGCGTTCCTTTTGGCTTCGGCTTCTTTTTCTTCCTTGTCCTTATACGTTTGGAGGGAACTCTGAAGCTCGGTGATTTGGGCTGTCAAGCCGGATACGCGTCCGGCTTCCGTTTCCAGGTGTCCGATGTGCCGGAGCATTTCTTCGTCACTTGCCAGATTGGCGAATGACGGTCTCTTTCTTAATTCGTCTGTAAACATTGTATTTGGGTTTGGTTTTAAACGGTTTTGGAAAACATGGTATATTTCTTCAGGGGAAGAGGCCTCTTCGACGGGTTCCGTATCGTATATGCCATCGATCAAGCCTTCCTTTAAGGCTTCTTCCGCCGTGAACCAATGGTCCTTCCCGTCAAAAAAAGAAGATTTGATCTCTTCCCGGTCCTTCCCTGATTTTGCGGAATAGATATCGGCCAGGGTCTCTTCCAGGGATTCCAGTTCGTTTATGCAACGTTTATGGTCTTCCTTGTTCCCGTAACATCCGCCCGATACGCTGTGTACCACCAGGCGGGCGTAACGGCTCGCATATACCGGCTTTCCGCAGGAAGCTATCACGCTGGCTATGCTGGCTGCCACGCCATCTATATATAATGTAATATTCGAGCCACTGTTTCGAAGCGCGTTGAATATGGCAAGTCCGGCAAATACGTCACCGCCCATGGAGTTGATCCGGATATCCACCTTTTTATAAAGGGATGTCAGTTCCATAAGCTCCCTGACTATCTCCGAGCTCCGTATCTCATCCGTGCCGCAGCCAATGTCACCATACAGTAAGATACAGGCCGTACCGTCCTCGGAAGCTATCATGTTGAAAAATTGCTTTGCCATTTGCGTCATGTTTTGGTGCAAATTTCCGGGCAAAAAACCACCCCTGCAAATCGGTTTTTTATCATGCCGCTCCCGCACGGGTATCATGCCGCCACACCGCCGTATCATGCGGATAAAAGTTGCCGGAGTCTTATATAAAGTCGAATTTTGAGGAAAATTTCATAACCAAAATCAACATTGAAAATGACAGATTTAACCAATCAACAGAAAAGGGAATGGGCTAAAGTCCTGTATATCCGGGAAGATTTAACCCAGGCGGAGATTGCCGAAAAGGTCGGAGTCAGTCGCCGTACGATCATATCCTGGTGCGATAAGGGGAAGTGGGCCGAGTTGAAAGTCGGCATGACCATGACCCGTGAACAGCAGATCAACAACCTGCACCGGCAAATCGCGGAAATTAACCAGGTCATTTCTGCCAAACCGGAAGGGAAACGGTTCGCAGACGCATCAGAGGCCGCCACTATTCAGAAACTTTCCCAGGCCGTTGACCGGCTGGAAAAGGACGCCGGCCTCAAAGACCTGATTTCGTCGGGAATGCGGTTCCTTTCATGGTTAAGGAGCGAAGATATCGAAAAGGCCAAGGAGTTCGGCGTATTATGGGACACGTTCATTAAAACCACGCTATGAAGACGGAAGACAGAGAAGCGTTACGCAGGTGGGAAAATTATTTTGAGTCCTTGATGGCGGATGTACCCGTCATCCATAAGAACCGAAAAGAAATGGATGAGCACAGGGCTTACCTGGAAGCGCACGTTTTGGAATGGATCACGTTTTTCTTTCCTGAATATGCAAAATATGAATTTGCCCCTTTTCATATAAAAGCGATCAAGCGGTGCATAAAAAACGATGAATGGTTCGAGGTCCTTTCCTGGGCGCGAAGCCTGGCCAAAAGTACCGTCGTCATGTTTATCGTGCTTTACCTGGTCCTGACCGGACGCAAGCATAATATAATGATGGTCAGCGCCACCCAGGGAGCGGCGGTCCGCCTGCTTGATCCGTACAGGAAAGAACTGGAAAGCAACCCGCGCCTGAGAGCTTATTACGGGGAACAAATCGGAGCAAAATGGACGGATGAAGAATTTATCACCAAATGCGACGTGGCCTTCCGGGCCATCGGCTACGGAAACGCCCCGCGCGGATCGAGAAACAAATCCTACCGTCCGGACATGTTGCTGGTCGACGACTTCGATACCGACGAAGCGTGCAGGAATGCCGAACGTATAAAAGACATGTGGAATTTTTGGGAAAAGGCCGTTTACGGAACCCGGGACCCGGCCGTACCGGTCACCATTATTTTCTGTGGCAACATCATTGCAAAGGATTGCTGTGTCGTCAGGGCCGGCAAGATGGCCGATCATTGGGACATTGTCAATATTCGGGATGAGAAAGGGAACAGTACCTGGCCCCAGAAGAACACGGAAGAAATGATCGATGAAATCCTGGGAAAAATCAGTGCAGCATCCGGGCAAACCGAATATTTCAATAACCCGGTCAGTGAGGGGGAAATATTTAAGGAACTCCATTGGGGGAAGGTTCCGCCCCTTGGACGGTTCAAGTTTCTTGTCGTTTACGGCGACCCGTCACCGGGACAAAGCAAGAAGGGGAAAAGTTCCTATAAAGCCGTTTGGCTGGTCGGTGAGAAAGACGGCATATATTATGTCATCAAGGGATTCCTAAATCGCGGGTTGAACTCCGATTTTATTGACTGGTATTTCTTTCTGGACGATTTTGTCCGTGGGAAAGTATCCGTCTATCATTATATGGAAAACAACTCACTCCAGGACCCGTTCTTCCAGCAGGTTTTCCGTCCCCTTCTTAAAGCAAAGTGCGAAGAAAAAGGCAAACGGATCAATATCCGTCCCGATGAAGAGAAGAAAACGGAAAAAGCCACCCGCATAGAAGCCAACCTGGAGCCGCTCAACCGTGAAGGACGTCTCATCTTCAACCAGGATGAGAAAGAGAATCCGGATATGGTCCGCCTTGCGGAACAGTTCCTCCTGTTCAACCTCCAATTGACATATCCCGCCGACGGGCCGGACTGCATAGAGGGAGCCAAACGTATTATTGACAACAAGTGCCTGGAGCTTCAACCGATGATAAGAATACCGGTAAAGGCTTTCAGAAGTAAAAACAAATACAGATTATGACGCAGTACATTGAACCGAACGACTATGATGCAAGCGTGCACCGGGAAATCATTGACGCAATAACAAGGGAGGACAATTCGATCCTGGACATTTGCGAGGACCGGGCCATAGAGGAAATGAAATCATATATGGCGGGACGTTATGACGTGGACAGGATCTTTGCCGCTAGGGGCGAAGAACGGCATCCGCTGATCCTTATGATGTGCCTGGATATAGCGGTATACCATATTTATTCACTGGGCAATCCCGCGAAAATGTCTTCTTTGAGGGAAAATCGCTATGAAAGGGCAGTGGAGTGGTTAAAGGGAATACAGAAAGGCAATGTCGTGATAAACGGAGCCCCGACCCTCCAGGATGAGAATAAGACGGTATCCTACCTGTTCGGGGGGAACCGGAAACGATGCAACCATTTCTAACGATATATAAACAGCAAACAAAACCGATTCAAATGAAAAAGAAATTAAGACGGAGAACCAAAACCGGAAACATAACCAAACCGATCACATCTGGCGGATTGTTTAACCAGCCCGCAGGCGGGAATACGATCATATTGACCCAGGCCAGACGCTGGCAAATGGATATCAGTCATTACATGAGGGCCGTAACGGAGGCTGAACGGATCGATTTTCCGAACCGTGCCAGGTTATACGATTTGTATGATACCATCCTGCTCGATACTCACCTCTCTTCCGTCCTGGAAAAAAGAAAGTCGGCCGTGTTGTCTTCGCAGATAGAGTTCAGCCGTGACGGTAAGCCGGACAAAGCCATCGGGGAAATGCTTGAATCCCCCTGGTTCCTCGACTTCCTTTCGGACCTGCTCGATACGGCCTGGTGGGGAGGCAGCCTGTTCCAGTTTGGGATAGACGAGGGTGGATGGTTGTCTTACGACCTTATTCCCAGAAAGCATGTGGACCCTATCCGAAAGCTGATCCTTCGGATGCAGACCGATATACACGGGACGGCGTGGGATGAATACGACAACCTTCTTTTTGTCGGCAAACCCCGTGCACTGGGTGAATTGATAAAGGATATCCCCTGGGTTCTGTACAAGCGGGCGGATGTATCCGACTGGGCACAGTTTGCGGAACTCTTCGGACAGCCGATCCGGGAATATACCTATAACGGCAATGACGACCGGGAACGTTACAATCTCATGCAGGACGCACATGAAGCGGGTGGTTCTTCCGTTTACATCCATCCTGACGGAACCGGCTTGAAACTGCTGGAGGCAGGGAATAAGTCCGGCTCCTGTGATTTGTACAAAAACCTGGCAGCTTTCTGCAATTCGGAAATAAGCAAACATGTCCTGGGCAACACGCTGACCACCGAAGCCGGGGAAAAAGGGACACAGGCTTTGGGTGAAGTCCATAAAAAAATAGAAGACAAGCTCCTGGCACAGGATAAGCTCTTTGTCCTCAATGTCCTGAATTATCAGATGACCGACATATTCGAATCTTTCGGCATTAACGTGAAAGGTGGTAAATTCTCGTTTGTCATTCCCAAAGATTCTAACCAGACACAGAGAATCGATATCATCACGAAGCTGTCCTCGCTCGGACTGCCGATCAGTCATGACCAGTTATATGACGAGTTCGGCCTGAACAAACCGGATAACTATAATGAAATCACCGCCGAAAGGGAAAGAGAAAAAGAAGATGTGAAAATACGCCTGAAGGAACAAGGAACCGGTCAAAAGGAAGAGACGAAAGGAACGGAACATAATAGCAAAAACGTAAGCTTCACACCCAAAAGGGCAGTCAAAGGGAAAACGATACGGACCTTCTTTAAAAATCTGACATCCCGTTTTTTCGGAAAAGCCCCCAAAAGCAAGGGGGCTTTAGGATGGTAATGAACGGACTGTATGCCGACACCCTGGAAGAGGGTTTCGTTTTTGACGGGAAAGTTCTGCAAGAGGCGATCCGAAAGATATACGGAAAGGATTTTAACACATTGACAGATATAGAAAGAGGCTTGTGGAATGAGTTCTGGAAGGCCTTTAACGAGGCGACGGATACCGGGTTCCATAAACGAAGCCCCTTTCAGGACGATTACGCATTCTATCGGGAACTGCGTTATAATAATGCCGTCTTTGCCGCGTTCAAGGCACATCGTTTTCAAAACGACATCGCATCCCAGCTTCTGGATGAAGACGGGCAGCTGAAGCCTTTCGACATTTTCAAACGGGACGTGGAAAAGTTCGTCTCCCCGCTTCATCTTGAATCATGGTTGCAGACGGAATACGCCACGGCCGTGATCCGTGCGCATCAGGCAAGCGACTGGAGACGTTTCGAACGGGATAAGGATGTACTTCCCCGCTTGCGCTGGGTGGAAAGTACGAGCGTACATCCCGGAGAGGACCATCGTGTGTTTTGGGGTATAATTCGTTCGATAGACGATCCTTTCTGGTCGGCACATCGTCCGGGGGACAGGTGGAATTGCAAATGCAGCCTGGAGGCAACGGACGAGGCGGAAACGGATATCCCTGATACCGGAAATCTATATGCCCCGGCTCCCGGACTGGATAATAACCCCGGAAAGGATGCGAAACTCTTCAGCGATACCCATCCGTATATACAAAATGCCTATGAGGGAGCGAAAGAGGCCGTAAGGAAACTCATATCCAGGGAAACACTCGGCCAAGGAAGGAACTTAAAGGAAGATGTAAAAAGGCAACGCCAGGAGATAAAGTCGTGGGCTGTCGGGAACCTGGTCGGAAAGACGGTCATGACTCCCGGATTGGGGGCTCCCGTTTCCTTTACGGTCGGAGGAATAAAAGAGGCTTTGAACCAGCCGCACAAGTCTCCGATGGAGAAGAACGAAGCTGTAAGGAATATTGAAAGCCTCTTGAAAAACGGACGTTATGCCAAATATGCCTCCGATGAAAAAGGGAATCCGATGGTGAAGGGATACCATTATGTGGAGATAGATATCGATGGTGAACCTTCTTTTGCGGTGATAAGGGAAATGACAGGCGGGGAACTCGTGTTCTATTCCATTGTGGAAAACATAAAAAAGAAAGAGTAACCAAAGCCTTTAGTGAAGGATGTGCAATCCAACCCAGTACAATAGGATACTCTTTCTTCTTTGCTGACAAAGATACATATTTTATTATAAACCAAAAGCAAACATGAATGACTTTAACAGATTGATCGGTAAATTTGAAAAGCAGAAGGCTTCTTTTCAAAAGCTGCTTGACGTGACCCTGCCCAAAAAAGTCGGGAATGCGGCCGTCAACCACTTCAGGAAGAATTTCCGTGACGGCGGGTGGAATAACAACGGTTTGAAAAAATGGAAAAGGACACGGCGTGAAGAAATAAGTTCCGCCAGGGCCGAATACCGTTACGGGCCTTTGCTCAGTCGCCAGGACCATCTTATGAAAAGTATCCATTTCACCCCTGAAAGCCGGAAAGTGATTGTTTCCACGGATGTCAAATATGCCCCTTATCATAACAACGGGGCAGAAATAAGAGTGACTCCCAAAATGAGAAAGTTCGCCTGGGCCAAATTCTTTTCCGAGGCGAAGATCGCCAAGGGGGATTCCGCAAAGGTCAGGAAGCAGAAGGCGGCAAAGGCGGGTGAAGAGGCGGAAGTATGGAAAAGGCTGGCCCTGACGAAGAAAAGCCGCCTTCGTATTCCAAAGCGCCGGTTCATGGGCCATTCCACAGAACTGGATGAAAAGGTAAAGAATATCGTGGAAGAGGAAACACGAAAGGTTTTAAACTCATAACATATCAAACGAACTATGGAAGATTTATTCAATGAAATTCAGACGGCCATAGCTGAAAACATGCCATCCGTCAGCCTGGTCGATGAAGACTACGGGCAGTTGCAAACCGAAGAGGACCATTATCCGGTAACATTCCCCGCCGTCCTGATAAACATGGAAGGAGTCGCCTGGGAGACCATAACGGACGAATACCAGCGGGGAACCTTCACCATCACGATAAAACTCTGCCTGGATTGTTACGACGATACACATTATACGAGCGGGGTGGCGGGTAAAGCCTCAGAGCGGATCGCAATGTTCAAGAAGCTGCATTCCGTCATCCGGCAGATAGAACCGGCCAACGCCACCACCCTTGAAAGGATATCGTCAAGATGGTACAGCCTGCCTGGCATAATAAAGGTGTATGAAAGCACTTATGAATGTATCGTGGATGAAGAACCGGCTTAACGGAACAGGCTTAGCTGTTTTTCCGTAATACGGGGCATACGGCGGTGTGGCGACTGAGGAACCGGCACACTGTCTTTTTCATGCCGGTTTCCGGCCTCCCGGATTATGGACAGTATTCTTTCCTCCGACAGAAAAAATTCCTCCTCCGACAGGATTTTAAGGACATCATCGAAACGGCGGCGGCGAACTTCCGTCCAATAGTAATAACGCCGGATCAAAGCCTCGTTCCTCTTTTTTATCAAATTCTTATTCCTACCCTTAGACATGTTCCTTTTGTCAGTTTATATGACAAAATTACGGTCATACTCAATACGATGCAACTTATGGATATAAAAAAGCCTGTTTCGGGAAAAGATTTTTATTCTTGATCCCGAACAGGCTTTTAATCATGTTCAAATAACGTTCGATATAAAATTATATCTTCATTGGTAAATACATGTTATTATGATAACAGTAGGTTAATAGTATCGTTCTCTTAGTTTCATAGCTAATTTTAATTCTTCATCTAAATTATAAATGATTCTATTGTTTTGATAATCAAAATTATTAGTAGATATTACCATAGGTGAACACTGTATAAAATCATTCTCCTTCAATTTACTTGTATTATAATCCACATTAACAACATCATAAACAGTGATCTTTTTCAAATTAAGCTTTTCCAATACACAATCATTGTTTATTGCTAAATTGCTCAATCCGTATTCCATCTTGATACTAGGATAGCAGATAGCATCTATTTTAAAGCCGTTAGAATCCGGCTTAGATTGAATGAGCCTTGATGAATAGTTGGCAGAAAAAAGATAATTCTGATTTTCACCTTGTTTAACTTTTTTCATATATTCCTCCGATAAGAATTTTATTAGTTCTTCAAAAAATTCAGCATCTTCAGGCTTTATCTGTCTTTTAAAACAGTCCCATGACTTATTAGCATCTAAACTCTCTTTACTTAAGTTTGTTGCGGAGGGATGATAAATAAAATGAG